ACATCATCACCATTCCACCACACATCACGAACAACGTGCGATGTATTCTTCAATTCAATTACTGATGATTCTGGGTGGTCAAGTTCACCATATGCTCGGTTTTCTTTGATAGCAAGATTCACTTTTTTCTTTGCAGACATTGACTCATCTTTTCTATAAGCACGATAGGTTGCTTCAATCAAACTTTCTAATTTAGAATCTAATTGTGAAAGTGATTCAAAATGTTGATTTGATTTTTTTGATTTTTTGTATCCTAATACTTCAATGTGGTCATCATCCATATCATCCTCACTTTTAGCAAAAGCGTATGGGGTTCTTGGGGGACCAGCACCACCATCAAGGTTTGCGGTCACATTTGCTTCATCCAACTCATCTTCTTCTTGTTGAAGTTCAAGTTGATTGAATTTGTCTTCAAGTTCTTTTAGCAAGTATTTACTCATTTTAGTTTCCTCACTTCTTGAAGCAATTCGTGGTATCTTAATAGAGAAAGAACCTGCGTTTCGCTGATTACCTTTGATGTTGCGATACTTTCCATCAAATTAACAGTTTCGTTTAACTTAATAGATACAACCTTATCAGATACTTTTACTTTACCAAATGCGGTCTTTAATTTTTTAACTTCAGATATAACATACTTTCTTAATTTCTCTGAATTATCAATATTATTGATGTATGTTCTTAATACATTCTTTTGTTCCGAAGTTAAACTTGAATATTTTTCATTGAATGAATCAACCAAGAATTTGTAAGCCAATAAACGAACCTCTTTTGGTTGTGTTGTGTATTCTTCGTTGGTTTTTTGTTCTACCAATTGTTCTTTTTTGGTGATAATACTTTCAAAGATAGTATTCTTACAATCAACCCATTCTTTTGGAGAATTTTCTTGCTTATATTCAAATAACTTGTAGGTTGATGCTAATTCTTTGTAATTGTTTACACGATACTTAAAAAGGTCATCAATCTTGTAAGATTCTTTGATAGATTTGATAAGATTATATTTTTGTCTACGAAGAATAGATTCGTTTAAACCTTTTCTCTGCTCTAAAATAATATTAACAAATTCTTGAGCTTTATATTGAGTATCAAATGTTTCTTTTTGAAGCGTCTGATAGAGATTTAACTCTTTGGTTAGTTCAGTCCCTTTTTTGAAATGGGATTTAATTATTTCAAGCGCCAGTGAGTTTTTACCACCTAATGTATCAGCAGCAATTTGTCTCACGAGCAACTCAAATAAAATACCCGTATTTTTGAACTTACTGTGTTTTAATTTACCCATTTCAAACCTTTTATTTGACTTTCTAATAAGTATTGTAGGTTAAATCGTATCATCTAACAATTGAGACTCATCCAGCAGCCCCAACTCTTCAGTTTTAGACTCTGGTTTTAAGGATTCAATAATCATAGACTTTGTTTTAACCTTCATTTTTTTTAAAGAAGATTTTAATGCCGTTTGAGATTCAACCGCCATTGGCCCTTTTCTAAAATTATGATATGTACTGTCTCTACTAATGTCGGTTTGTTTACCAAGTGGGTCTCTACCCATATTTGCTTGGTCGGTTCCGTATGTTCCACTCTCCGTAGGCCTTCCAGCGCCAGGAAATCCACCTTCAGGAGAACAACCTTCTTCTCCAGCAGGTTGTTGAGCAATCACAGCAAGGTCGTGTGGTGTTCCAAACGATTCGCCTGTTTTGGCTGGGTCATTACCTTCGGTAGTAATTTGTTCGTGTCTGAATGACAACTTCAAGTCATCAATTACTTTTTGTTGTTCTTTTGTCCACTCATCATCAGACATATTAAAGATGTTTTTGTAAATCCACTCTTGTGAAATCAGTCTTTTCAGCAAGTAAAGCAACTTTCTCTTGTTCGTAGATGATAGATGGGTTTGTAAGCTCTAACTCAAAGTTAACGAGGTCTTCGTTTTCGTATCCTTGTGAGTAAAGGTGAACAATTGCAATTTTAGTAAGTTCTGATAGAACAATCTTTTGAACTCGTTCTACAGTTCTTGCAAATCTAATGTCTTGTTGAGCAAGTGTGGCTTTACCCTCTACACCCTCCTCGTATCCAATGAATGCTTTGGGAACTTTTAGAGCAGCCATCATTCTATTCTTTAGGTATTCAATATCATCAATACCACCGAATTCCATACCACTCAAAGAATCAATTTCAGTTCCACTTTGACCACCGCGAACAGGTAAGAAGTAATCTTCCAACATATTCATCATATTGAACTTGAGGTTGTAATCACCCGTGTTCTGGTCAATATATGGAACTTTTTTCATTCCATCAATAATGTTTCTCATATGTTGGTCAACCTCTTGTGGTGGGATATTACCAACATCAATTTTAAAGATTCTCTTTTCAGGCGCCCTCATAATTCTATGAATCATCATTGCGTCTTCCATAAGAGTTAATTGTTTCCAAGTTTTTCTAGCACCCTCTAACAAAGAACGACCATATGGTAAGAAATTTGAGTCGGCCATCAATCTAAAATGCGCAACCTGATAAAATGGGAAATAAGTTTGTTTATCTTTACTACCATATGTAAAATTGGTAGAAGAACTCATATTGGATAATTTAAATCTAACCTCATAAGGGTTATCAGGATTAAATCCCTCTTCACGTTCAAATTCGTATGCTGAAATTGGTTGGACATTTACAATACCAACTCCCTCTTCAATATCTAAATACAAAAAGTAGTCACCATATTTGTTCATACCACGAACCCAAGCCCAAAGGTTGAATTCAATATTTAAGATATCATAAAATAAGTTGTGAAGGATTTTCTTTAGATTCTCATCAGAAGATTTAATACGAATCACATCACCCATATCGTTCTTTAAGGTACACTCATCGGAGTAGATATCCAAAATAGAAGTAATGATTGAGTCTTTGTCCATCGCCTCATAGTCAGTATACAATTCTAACTTGTTTGAGTGATAGTTAAATTGTTGATTGTAGGTTTCCCAATTCCTACGAGAAGTATGTAAACGACCAAATCTATCGTAGTATGATGTTCCACGGATATTACCTTGAGATTGTAGTCTTTGTGAGTCTACGGCTTGTAAACGATTCTTCCCAACTCTTCTTACGATGACTTGGGTAGCGAATAGTTTTTGTAATCTTCCAAATAATGAATTGTCTGCCATAATGTTTTTCTAAACTAAAAGAGTATACTTTTACAATCTATAAATATACAAAAAATAAACTACACTACCAAATTAAAGTATCCAAGTCATATCTACATCATTACCTCTACCATCTTTTAATACCCAAGGATTATGTTGTCCCATTCTGGCGTTGTAAACACCACCTTGAGTCTTTGAAATGTGAGTTAATGCGGTACGGCTTAAATCTATACCCTGTTGTCTTAATTTTAATGCGGTGTCTCTTACCCAAAGTCCTGTGGAGAACGACATAACCAAGTCATCGTTATACCCTTGTTGAGCCTCCGCCTTGGAACCATTCCAAATGAATACAAACAGCTCATCAATTAAACGCTTTGAGTGAACGATTGGTGTTTTTTCTCTCATATAGGTATCAAGTTTAGAAATCACCAAAGGTCTTGTTCGTGAAGACATTGTAAAGCCCGGAACCATATCTTCTTTTTTCTTTAGGTCCCAACCTTTTCGTAGGTGGACATCATCATCTACATAACCCAACTCACGATATGAGTAATATAAGTTTGTATAGTTTCTATCAATAACTTCTTGGATTACAGCCCAACCAATGTTTGCGTTTTCAACCACCAACATAGCATTGTTCCACTCCGCAGCAACCGATGTAAGGAATGCTCCATATTGTTTGGTTTCAATCTTACCTTTGTATTCAGCAACTTGTTCTACGGTTTCAATATCAATAACGTGGAATGCTGAATAGTCGGATGAATCGCCACGAGCCACATCGGCTACCACTACATAGTCACGAGAATAATTTGGATATTCCCACAACCAATAATTTCCATCAAATCCTCGTTTTTCAATTGGGTCTTTAATATAAGTTTCAGTATACCAAGTTAGAATTGATGAGTCTACTACCGTGTAACCCGAACTGATAAAGTCACAATCACATTCTTGTGCTGCGCCCTTTTCACCAAGTAATTTTGTTTGGTCATCTCTCCAACTTTGGTTTCGTTCAGGGTGAACGGTCCAGTGAAGTTTGATTGGATTCCAACTATCACCAGCCTCACCTTTTAACCAAATTTTATGAAACCAGTTGCCAACACCATTTGGAGTTGATAAGACAATAGCTTTACCACCGGTTGAAAGAGTTGATTGAGCAGAAGTCCAAATATCTTCAATGTTGGAAATAAATGCAGCCTCATCCATAATTAACATTGAAAGAGCTTCAGAACGACCCGCGTCACCTGCTGCTGATGTTGCTTTGATTTGAGAACCATTTCTCAATCGTAAAGAAAGTTTATTGTCTTCTTCGGTTTGGCCTCTTAACCAACTTGGTAGGTTTTCGTGCATAAACCTTACTTTAGTCACAAGGTTTTTTGCTACTTCTTGTTTGGTTGCAATTACCAAAATGTTTTTATCTTCGTGGAATAACATCATCCATAAAGAGTATCCGGCGGATAGAGTAGAAATACCTAACTGACGTGATTTGAGGATTACATTAAACCTGTGGTCATCAAACTCCCTCATCAAATCTTCTTGGAAATCATAAAGATTGAAAAGAATTTTACCTCGGTGAGGGTGTTGGATATAACAATATTTCTTAAAGAAATACACTGGGTCTTTAGCACATTTAATGTACTCTTCCCTAATAAGTTCCTTTAAACTTTTTGCCATACATTTTTATTTATAGAGCGAGCAATAATGTAACCGTAGCAGCTCCACCAGCAAAGCCAACCAAAAGACCTTGCCACATTTTAGAAGATTTTTCTCTTTTTAAAACTTTGATTTGGTCTTCTTTTAGAGAAATTATTTTGTTTTTTTCTACAATAACCAAATCTTTTGAAGTAATAACTTTATTTAAGTTTTCAACTTCAACTTTATACAAATCAATAGATTTTGAGTATAAAACAACCTTTTGTTGTGTTAGTCGTAATTCTTCAACACACAAGTCACGTTCTGCCTTTACCTTTAATGCTTTTTCAAGAGTGGCTCTTGGAACTGCAATTAAGTTAGGTTCAGTTGAAAGCGTCTGTGAAAGCGTCGGCAATGTCGTTATCAGACATAGCGTCAAGCTTAGCAACATCTTTTTCATATTGTTTCCTTAACTTATTGATTTGAGCATCTTTTTTGTCAATCTGAACATCAATTCTCTTTAATTCTTTTTCAATATCTTTATTGATTTTTAAAAGAGAATCCGATTGACTTTCTAACTTTTCAATCTGCGTGTTGTATTCTTGTTCACGCTCTCTCAACATTCTTTCGTAATCTTTCTTGTAGCGATTACCAGCAAAAAAGAATTGATATGCTAGTAATGCTAATAAAGCAAGAATTACAAGTTGTTGAGTATTGAATCGTTTCATTTACTTTTTAGCAGCAGCTTTTGGCTCAGCTTTAGGAGCAGCTTTTTTCTTTGGGTAGTATCTTTTCTTTTTAGGAGCAGCTTTTTCTACCACATTAGCTACATCAGACGCTTCTTTTACTACTTTTTTAGCAGCAACTTTTGCTTCTGCAACAGCAACCTTTACTTCGGCTACTTCTTTTTTAACTTCGGCAACGGTTTCTTTGATTTTTTCATCAATGGTAGTTTTACCAAGCAACCAATTCCAAACTTTCTTTAATGTTTCCATAGTTTATTCCAATTTTAATTTAAAACTACTAATAAGTATAAAACTAAACTTATTAAAAGTAAGTTTGTTCAAAATACAAAACTTCAAAATTATTTTCCACATTCACAAGTTCAGCTGCGTTTAACAAATCAGAATATTCAATAACAGACTCACGTTGACCGATTCTTAAATCTTGTAAGAAATCAAACGTGGCGATGTCAGTAGTCATTAATTTTATAGAATCTGAATTATATGATTCGTACAAATTGTATTCTAAAGCGTAAGCCTTACTGATGATGTCAATCAAATTGTTAAATGTAATAGTTGGTTTCAATGATGGTAGTGTGGGATATACATTCCAATCTACCAAATACTTTTGAACTTTTAAAGCGTGTTCATTTTCATTAGCGGATTCTTGTTCAAAAAAAGCACCAGCTTTTAAGTATCCTTTTTCTTGACACCAGTTAGCAGCATTACGATAGAAAAAATGAGCATTATACTCATCTTTTAATCTAGCAGTCAACATCGTAACTGATTCATCAGCCAAGGGTTTTGGTTTTATAATATCGGATTTGTTTGCGTTTTCAACCTCTTTTAACATTTTTAATGCCGTTCCCATTCTATTTGTTTTCATATAATTACCACTTTTTACAAGACCAATAACGGGCTTTCCATCTTGGTCCTGGATTATCACAATTGTGTCTTGCTCTGAACGATGCTCTTGCTTTAGGATTGTCTTTACGAATTCTCATAGTTCCACCCTTAGCATCACCACCTTGACCGAAGTTTACCTTAACAACATTACCTTTGTCGTTTTTAACATACACTTTGAACTTCTTAACATCACCTTGCATAATCTTACCAAGTTTTACTTTTCTACCTTGATATTCTGCCTCGTTGATATCACTTTTGTATTCAGCCATAAACTGAACAAACTCTTTTAGGTCTTGGTAATTTTCTACATCATACTCATCAACTACCTCTTCCTCTTCTTCTTTTAAAAAAGGTTTAGCTGCAAGATTGGAATATACCTTACCTAATTCAGGAGTAAATCCGTATTTTTCTTCCATAAAGGTTTTTACATTATGGTATTCTTCTTTGATGATTTGTTTCAAAGAATCTTTTGTCAATTTTGATTCAGCAAGAGTTTCTTCTTTTTCTTCTTCTTCAAGTTTGTGAACCGGATATTTTTTTCCGTTGAATTCAAATTCAGTCAAACCTTCTTTACGGGCTTTGAACAAAGCACCTGTGAAAGCATTACCCTCGTTTACATTATCTTGTGCTAATAACTTAACTTTATCAACCACGGTTTTAACTTTTTTACCATTAGCCAACTTTAAGGTCACACTTCTACCAAATCTATCAATAACAGTAGCAGCACTATTTGCTGATGGAAAGAATATAATATCACCAATTTCAACCGATGAATTACCCTCGTTTACAACTGATTCGCTTGTGCTTCTATTATCATAAACACCTTTTAACCATTTGATAGTATCTTTATCTTTTGGAAAATCTTTGTATTCGTTGTAGAATTCTTTTACAAAATCTTTAAAGTCTTTTGCTTCTTGGGCGATAATATCTATATTACTCATTGATGATTCGTTTACTGATTCATTCAACTTTACATCCCTAGCAGGAGTAAACATTACCTTTTTACCTCCATTGAGTTCTTGAAGTTTATTCATAAAGTATTTCCAGATAGGCATACCCGTATTTTTGGAGAATGCGTTATGTCCAATCAAAGTATAAACAGGGCCAGTTGAACCTTGAAAAGCTTTGACTTCATACTTTTTACCGCC